GCCCGTTTGTTCACCCGGTTTTCTCCGGGGGTCCAGGCGAGTAGGACTGGGACGGGAGACTCTCAGAGTCCGTGCCAGAACGAGTCGCTCTGTGGAAAGAGTGGCGCGGGGCCCTTGTGGATTTGGCGGTCACACACGTTAAAAGAAACCGTCTCCCGTTACCGGATCGTAACCGGTACCGACTTGAAGGTCGGGGGATCGCAGTGTCCTGTCAGGTGGTTCTCTTTGAGTGCCACAGGTTCTCCTCTTGGGGAGCTCTAACCTGTCAACACCCTCCGGTCTGCCTGAGCATGCGTGTACCGAGATCACAAAGGCTCGCTAAAAGAATGAAAATGTCGTACTCAACTTTCCCCACTGGCCCGGGAGGGCGCGGTGGTTCTTGGTTTTACGACTCAATAGGAGAGGTGGGAGGGGGTGTTAGACTCCCGCCTAGAAACCTGCGGTGTTCCGGCAGGGCGGAAACGATCAGATCAACTCCTTCGGGAGAGCCTTGCTGCCATAGCCGAAAGACTAGGCCTGCGCAGTCCCTGACACCGCCCGCGGGTCAGGAGCAGTTTGATCATTCGACTGCTCTTAAATCAAAACTTAAAGAATGGCGCGCGCGACAACTCCCTCCGAAACGACGCAAAAGCGTTGAGCATAACAACTCATACGCCCTCTTGGCCGAGTCGGAGGAAACATGTGCAATGCATGCCCGCCTTAGGGGGAAGGCGGTAACCTGTGTAGAGCTCCTGGCCCTAGAGCTCGGGTTAGAACCTGTAAAGGATCTCCCCCCCCTCATCCGATGCGGTGACTTACGATCCGCAGTGGGGGGGTGCTTCCCTGACAACGTCCCTCTCGAGGTACGATTATCCGTGAAAACGGTGCAAAAGCTCGAACGCAGTACCTGTAAAGCGTGCGAGAAACGGGTTTTAGGGGCAACCCTGGAAGCCTGGAAGGAAGCACGGTTCCAGCCGCAAGAGGTTGACCAGCAACATTTAGCCCGGTTTCGGAGGGCGATGAGGGAGAATATCCCGGCCGGTTGGAACCGCCGAAAGTTCCCGGTTATTCCGAACGGGAACGCCTCCGAGCTCTATAAACGACGCGAAGGAGGGAATTGGAATAGAGAAGGATTCTCGCGGACCTGCCGTGTCGAAGCAATCCTCTCTTCGGGTAAGGCCCGGGTTGTGACTATGTACAGCAGTCATAACAACCGGGTGCTTGAACCACTCCATACTTCTCTCTACAAGGAGATCGGTAGGAAGGGATGGCTGTTGGTTGGCCCGCCAACGGTCGAGCGCATAAATCGTCTCAATGGTGGTGGAGACTACCTATCCGTCGACTATACGTCGGCCACCGACAACATTAAGCAGGAGTACGTGCGGGCTTCTGTAGATGAACTTATCGAGCGCGCAAGACCGCCCCTTACACCGGAGGAGGAACGGTGTCTTCGGGTGGTTTGTGAGTTGAGGTTTGACGATGGGATGGCCCCCTGCCCTTCGGGACAGCCTATGGGGAGTCTCATGTCATTCCCGATCCTTTGCCTTGTCAACAAGACAATCAATGACTTGGCACTCACAGACCTATTGCAGGGAGGGCAATTGTCCTTTAAGGAATGGACGAGTCATCGCCTACTGGTAAATGGCGATGATCTCTTAACTAAGGAACCTCGGGCCGACACTAATCTCGGCGAGAGAATATTCTTCCATGGAGGCCAGGTGGGCCTGGTTTCGAATTGGGAGAAGACGCTCAAGTCGAGCACCGAGGCGGAGATCAACTCCACCCTGTTCCGTGAGGGTGCCGAGGTTAAGAAGACAAATGTGGCTTCTTTCTATATGAAGCCGGATACTGGCGATGTTCTAGGCTACGCTCAAGAGGCGAGTCGCACCGCAGAGGGGTTCCGGAAGATTGTCCGAGCGAATTGTAAGATACTGCGCAAGCAGGCTCGCAAGGGCTACCGAAATCTTCCCCCTCTCCTGCAAAGGGTTTGTAAGCGGGATCGTAAGATCCGCGCTGCCCTACAGGAGTATCCGGTCATGCCGGAAGAACCAAGCCACCTCAATTTTTTCGGAGTTTGCCCTCGCCCCGAGGGATACGATTTAACTCGCGACGAAGAAATTGAGCTAATTCACAAACGAGTGGAGAAGGTTAGACCTTGGGTTCTTGGATGGATCGATCCTCCTGCAGTGGAGGATCCTGAAGAGAGACCCTTGTTAAAACCGACGAAACGAAAAGGGGGCGCCACGATTACCCGCTCGTGGCGCTTTGTGAAGTATGAAAAGAAACCACCCCGGGCTGAGGAGAATATCCTCACCGTTCTTGCCCAGGGTTGGGAGGCGAAGCAAAAAGAGCGGCTGGCAGAAGAAGAAGGGTGGAGCCCTTCCCTCATGGTTATCGGACCATCCGATCAACCCGGCGGGCGCATTAGTGCGCTTGTCGACGCTGTCAGGGCATTCAGGAATGCCGAAGACCTCCGACGTGGCCCCATTACGCTGGCTGAGGGAAGTAGTTTGGATTGGCTGAAAGAGAGAGTCCTGCTCTGTCTTGACCCCGACCCTTTCGAAACCGGAAGTGAGTGGATAGCGTTGGAGTAGTCTACTCCCCGACCTGCGGGAGCGCAGGAGTTA